GATACTCTCATAAGGTATATTACATATATGAGAAATCATTATAGTTAATTCAATGAATTTAAGTTTTTCTTCTAATTTTTCAATAATTTCAACGTCTCGTAAGTTATAATCAATAAATTTATTTATATCGCTTTTAAATAATGTATTTAAGTTACCTTCATATTCTATTTTACCTAACCCAACATATTTAGTTCCTATATCCCCTAATTTATATGATGATTCTTCCTTCATAATGTATTTTTTATGAAGCAACATGTAATCTAAGTGATTAATTCCTCCTATAGTGATTTGTGTTTCACCAGCAAAATCTCTTATGTTAATCTTTTTGATTGGAGATAAACGTAATACTTCTTCTTCCCCCACTACTTGTTTTAATCTGTAGTAAATATAAGGTATATCAAAATAAGCACTGTTCCATCCTATTACAATTGTAGGATCTAGTTCTTCCCATTTATCTAAAAAACGTCTAATTAATTCTTTTTCTGAATGGCAAGGAATAATTAATTTACCATCTTGATTTGTTTCTTGAATTTCTTTGCTTTTATCTACAACAAAACATATTTTTGTTTTTGTAGTCATATCTATTAAAGCAATAGAAGTGATTGGCATAGGAGCAGCTTTAACATATTCAGGTGTTAATGCTCCCCCCATTTCAATCTCAATATCCAGATGAACAATATTGTGCCATTCAGGAACAACATCATCAAATTTATAGTACAATTCTCTTAATACAACTAATTCTTTACTAATATCTTTTTCTAATAAATTAGTATCTTCTTTGTTGAATTTTTTAGTAGGAACAGCCCATCCACCTGTTAATATAGGTTGAGCATTCTCTTGCCATTCATCAACTCGTTTCCAATAAGTAGGTTGGTATTGAAAATCGGACCACCCAGCTTTATCATCACGAAGATAGTAAGTGTAAGTTTGATAATCGTAATAAATTGATTGATACAAGTTTATTTTATTTTAAATTTTATAATATTGAATATACGAATTAAATTTTGTATTTCCAAATGAATCCATAAGCTGTTTTTATTTTTCCTTGACAACATTTAGTTATATTTGGATTTTTAGATCTATCGTTAAATATAATATCACATGCCTTAGTAATAGAAGGAAATTCTTGTATAAAATTTCTATTTAAATCATATTGGATAATAGGCTTTGATGTAAAATCATATTTTTTTCCTTTCAACTTTTCACTAATAATTTTTCCAAATCCTTCTGGTTTTGGTTTTTGGTTTTTTATATTAGGTTTATCTTTTAAATGGGCAGATCTTTTTAAAATATGTTCTTGGGTTTGTTTATATCCTTTTAAAGATTGACTTATATTTTTATTTCTACTTTCAGGGTAAATTTTATGTTTTCCCTTTACAGAATTTATAAAACGTTGAGTTTTAGGATATGAATATTTTTCTTTATTCTTTTTAGGAACTCTTAAATTTTTTCTTTGTTCTTCATCTAAATAAGAAGGACCACTTCCTCCTTTATTTTTATTTAAAACACTAAAATTCCACTGTTTAAATTGTTCAATCCAATAACATTCTAAAGGTTTCCAATCTTTTTTATCTAAAGAATTAATTTCATCTATAATAGTATATTTGATATTTTCTCCAAATGTATATTTGTGAGGATTATATCTACTATTAATGGTTTTCCCAATATATACTTTGTTTGGATCTCCAAAACAATTTTCAATCAAATAAATTTTTGTCATATACTTTACTATCTAGTTATCGATAATAAATATGTAAGAGATCTATTTTTTACATGAATTTATTTCATCCTCTGTAAAAAATTGGTTTAGATTTGGAGGAAAATAGTTTAAACTTTTCATAATTTTTTTATCATCTCTATATACAACATACCCATCTCCTACTTTTTCATAGTGACATGAACGACCTTGTTCTTGAGATCGCTTAATTACTGTTAATCGTGCTTCTTCTTCTGTTTTACAAACTTTAGATAAATTAGAGGCTTGTACTTCAGCATAACCTGGTTCAATTTTATCTTTTAAACCAAACACTAAAGCTCCATTTCCTAATCCTACATAAGTAATATCTAATATAGCATCTAATACTCCTACTATATCATTTTCTTCTACTGCTTGTTTTAATTCATCAAGTTCTTCTTGAATAAAATTAATTACAAAATCAGCATCTGCTTTATCAATTGTTGGAGTAGTTCGATTTTGCCAACCTTTACCCATTACTTCATTAAATGTCTCTACTTCCGAGACAAACGGTACGTGTTTTTTTTCCATATATTTATTTTTTATTTTCTTCTTCATCAAATAAATCTTCACCTTTATAGTCAGGATAATTTTTATGCATATCATCTATTCCTCTAACCCAAAAAAAGGCTATTACTGTTACTATTGCTAATGTTATTAAAAAAATCATAGGCTGTCAAGTTGTGGTTTTGGTTTTTCAATATATTTTATTTTTTCTACTTTTACTGTGTCGTACACAGTTATTTTTTCTTTTACTTGTACTTTTACTGTGTCGTAAAATTTAGGTTGTTCTGGTTCTGGTTCTGGGGTTCTATTTGCATATGAACTCATCAAAAACATTGTTAATATTACAATAATAGGACTTAATACTATAAAAAATCCTATATAAAATAGGTTATTAAATTTGTTCATAAGTTAAATTTTTATAAATGTTAGTTAATGAATGTTTTACATTTGATCGAATTTCATTTTCCATTTTTTCTCTACGTTTTTCTACTTCAATATCAAATATTTTAGATATTCGTTCGAATGGTTTTCCCCAAATATCAATATTATAACTGTACTGATGGTTTACTATAGTAAGTTGTTTTGGTTCAATAATAATGAATATTTGATTATCATCACTTTTAATATATCGTTTTCCTGAAATTGGAGATATTAGCAATGCAGTATCTTTCTTTGCAATTAGATTTTTACAAATTGCTACACATTCTGTTTCATATTCGTTTTTAGGAATTGAACTTTTGTTTTGATTAGCCATACGATATACTTTAAGGGCTAACTTTTGAAATAATCTTTTAAATATATGTTTCATAACCTGTTTTGTTTTTTAATCCCACCAATGATTTATTTTTTCATTTAATACTTTAAACAATAATTTTTGACACTTTTCTTGATTATATTGACCTACATATAAACATAACCTACCTTTATCATCTTCTTCTATCTCTAAACCTCTATACCCATTTTTAAGGATATGTCTAACAGAAGACTTATATTTACTTAAGTATTCATCATATCTTTCACTTATTATTTCGTCCTTTAATTCATAAGTGTCTTGTCCTTCATATTGTTCCCCAGTAGGTTCGAATCTAAAATTTGACTCTACATAATCCAAATATTCACAAGCGTGGTACTCTTCTTGAATTAGTTCTATAAGATTTAAACAAATTGTAATATATCTGTTTGTATCTTCTATCCTTGTATGTCTATTTGCATTAACTAATTCTTTACGTTGTTGGATTAATTTAAATTTTAACATTTCAAAAATGTAGTGGTCATCCCAATTCCTATCTTTGTAAATAATAGGAGCCCATTTAATAATATTTGAAATACCATTAATAATTTCCTTTAACCAAATAGGAATATATGTTTTCCAGGTTTTTCTATTCCAAGCACTATCTTCAGGAATAGGAAGTGGTTTGTGAACTTTCATAACTTTAATTTTTATTTACTTAAATATAAGAAAGAAGACTTGGTAATCCAAGCCTTTCTTTAATTTTATTTTACGTACCCATGATACTTTAAAGTAAGGGCTTTTCGATATCCTTCTGCTAATGTTCCTGGGAAATATTTAGGGAATATTTTTTTCAATCCATCAACTGAGTAATTTAAGTTTTCAGCAAATAATTTAAATTCACCTGTTTCGTGGCTTGTTTGAGCAAAGAAATGTGTTGCTCTTAAAGGTGTTAATTTGTAATAAGCCATTGCAGCTTTTAATGTTCCAGGACCAAATGCCCCGTCCGCTGTAACTCCAATTTTTGTTTGTAACGATTTTAAACTCATAATTTATTATTTATTTGATTATATTTTTTTAGTTGTTATTTTCTAGCACCATCTTGTGTGGCATATTTTATTCCCATAATTGTTCCTACTATTGAAAAAGCATTAGTTAATAAAACACTAAACATATTACTCCAAGTTGAACCAATTATCTGTGTGTCTTGATTTGTAATTATTGCTGCCCAATATAATATTGTTGTTACAACTCCAACTCCAACTATAACAGCCAATGCAACTTTAACAATTATTTTTATTAGTTCGCTTTGACTTTTTTTCATCATAACATCTAAATCATTTAAAGCTGCATCTTTTTCTATCTCTATTGAGTTTTTAAGTTTTTGAGAGTTTTCTAACTCTACTGTTAAATTCTTTGTAAGTTCATCTATTTTTTTCTTATCATTTACAGCCTCAGTTACATTAGTTGCAATCTTAACTACATCAGTAATATTTCCTTTGCTGTCAAATACAGGATTATAAGAGGCTTGTAAGTAAACAGTAGAACCATCTACTTTTTTTCTTTCAAATATTCCATCAAAATACTTACCTTTTCTTAAATTTTCCCAAAATTTAGCATACTCATCAGACTTTGAATACTCATAACCTACAAATATACTATGGTGCTTTCCTATTACCTTATTTTTTTCATTGGCTTTAAAACCCATTGTTTCTAAAAATATAGAATTAACGTCTGTTATAAAACCTTCGGTATTAAAACTAATAAGAGCTGTACTTCTGTTAATCGCATCTATTTGTTTTTTGCTATTGACAATTAAACTAATGTCAGTAGCAATCTTCATTATCTTGGTAATTTTATTATCTTCATCAAAAATAGGATTGTAAGTTGCTTGAAGATTAATAAGACTTCCATCTTTTCTTCTTCTCTCAAACTCACCTTGATAATACTTCCCACTCCTTAAAATGTCCCAAAATTTTTCATACTCAAGTGATCTTGCATAATCATCACATACAAAAATGCTATGATGTTTACCAATAATTTCTTGATGATTACCCTTACCATAACCCATTGCTTCTAAAAAGATGTCATTAACCCCAGTTATAACCCCAGTAAGGTCAAAGTAGATAATAGCATTACTTCTATTTATTGCTTCAAGCCTGCTTAATAACTCTTCTTTTGATAGGTTTTTCATTTATTTGTTTTTGTTTCCTGAGTTAAACTGATAACCAAATACAACTAGTACTACAACTCTTCAGTTTTGTCAGTTGATTTTCTATTAGTGAATTTATCTACAGATGCTAAACCTAAGCAACCAAATGCTAACATAGCAACAGCATCTACAAGAACAGTAGAAGGTGCTTGATCTAGTGGTGAAAAACTATTATGATACATAGTAACACAAAGTGCTACACCACATAAAATACCTACAAATCGTTTTGATGATGGGTTTCCTTTTTCGTCTTTAAATAGACCAGCAAACCAAGAGTTTGAAAATTTCATAGTTGTTGTTGTTTGCGTATAAATATGTTTAGATACTTAATATTACAATTTATTGTATAGCTTTTACAACTT